AATCTGTACTAAGCAAGATTGCTTGTATGTAATAATGTGCTTAATGTTAGACGCTAACAATAGTTAAAATCATTAAATGTGATATATTGACCGAGTTTGATAAGTATGGTAAAGTCACATAAAGGTTTATAGTAGTGTAAAAGCATAATCACATTACTTTTTTATTCCAGCGACAGTACATCGCTAGAAAGCAATCATCGCCCCCCAGACGTGGTAGGGTAGACTCCGAGGCAGTCTAGTTGCGAGAGCCTCCTAATTTTAAGGGAATGACTATGGCAAAAGGTTTGTTAGACACAAAAACTACTATTGGCTCTGCCAAAGAGATTGCTGACAACACCAAAAATGCCATTGATAACTATTCTCTTGGAGCTATGAACCCAAGTTTGCCTAATACCGAGTACTGGGCAAAGATGGCTAAGATGTTCCGAATTACTCCAGCAGAAGTCAAGCGTCAACGATGCGCTAACTGCGAATACTACGACAATACTCCAGAGAAGTACGAAGCAATGGAGGCAATTCCCCTTAATAAATACGACTTATACGATGGTCAAGCGCAACGTGGATGGTGTCACAAGCTAGACCTAATCTGCCATAACTCACGTTTATGCAGCGTATGGGAAGCTAAAGACTTTGAACTGGAGGATTAATTATGCGATTAGATAAAGCAGCTGAAAAGATTGGCAAGGTTATGGGCGAGTGGAAGGACAAAGACCTTCATTCCGGCAAAGGTGGCAAAATTGTCAAATCACGTAAGCAAGCGATTGCCATAGCACTATCTGAGGCTGCTAAAGTCAAAGGTAAGTAATGAATGACCATTGGGCAATTATCCTATTAGCTGTAATAGCTAACCTTACACTAATAATCAACGCAATACACAACTGGTAAACTAATTTTAACTACAGGGTGACCAACCTACAAGGAGTCACATAAACATGGAAGACAAAAAACTAGCTGGCAGACCTATGGGTCGTAGACATCAAGACGATGTAAGAAGTAAGATTCAAGCATCGGCAATCATTAATAGATTAATGAAAGCATACGATGGTGAGATTGAGTTAACAGCAATACAAGTTAATATCGGAAAAACCTTACTAGACAAAGTGTTACCTGACTTGAAGGCAATAGAGATGAGCGGTGATGCTGATGCACCGTTGATGATACAAGTAGTTACAGGCATAGATGACAGCTACTAAACAGATTGACCTAGGCTATAAGCCACGATTACCACAGAAAGAGATACATAAGGCAGTAAAAGAGAATCGGTTTGTTGTGGCAGTAGCTCATCGTAGGATGGGTAAAACTGTTTCTGCGATTGTACAATTGATACATTCTGCGTTACAGAACACACAAAAGAATCCTAGGTACGCTTATATAGCACCTACTTACTCACAGGCTAAGAGGGTCGCATGGGATTACCTAGTAGAATATACTCGCTCACTTGGTGGTACTGCAAACATCGCAGAGCTAAGAGTGGACTTTATGGGCAGAAGGATAAGCCTATACGGAAGTGAGAACGGTGACAGCTTACGTGGACAATACTTTGATGGTGTTGTCTTAGATGAGGTAGGTGACCAAGACCCTGCTATTTGGAACAGTATTGTAAGACCGGCATTAGCAGACAGAAAAGGGTTCTGCTTGTTTATTGGTACTCCGAAGGGCAATAATCACTTTAGAGAGTTCAAAGAACGTGCAATGGTTACAGAAGGCTGGAAGTTCTTAGAGTTTAAGGCTAGTGATACTGGCATACTAGATCCACAAGAGTTGGCTAGTGCTAAGAACGAGATGGGCGAGGACAAGTACAAGCAAGAGTTTGAGTGTAGCTTTGATGCGCCAGTAGAAGGTGCTTACTATGGGTCACTACTACATGAAGCCGATAACGAGAAGCGTGTTACTAAGATACCTAAAGACGCATTGGCAAAGATTGTATGTAGCTGGGATTTGGGTGTCAGCGACAGTACGTGTATTTGGGTAGCTCAAATTGTAGGCAAAGAGATACAGCTTATAGACTGTACTGAGAACCACGGAGTAGGACTTGATTATTATGTTAGCTGGTTACGTGATAATGGTTATGACAAGGGTCAGCAGATACTTCCGCACGATGTAAGAGTTAGAGAGATGACCACAGGTCGCAGTAGACTTGAGGTGTTGATGGAAGCTGGACTAGATGTAACAGTAGCACCAAGCTTATCTATAGCAGATGGCATTCAAGCAGTCAGACGTATGCTGCCAAGATGCTGGTTTGATATGGAACACACTAAGAACGGTCTGGTGGCATTACGCAATTATAGGCGAGAGTTTAACGAGAAGCAGAACGTGTTTTATGATAAGCCAGTTCACGACTGGTCATCACACTTTGCAGACTCGTTTAGGTACTTAGCAATAGGGTTAGTAGAAGTAGATACAACATGGTCTAAACCATTACAACAAAATAAGGCATGGGTCGTATGATGAATCAAGAAGAATTAAAGGCACTTGTTGCTGACGAGATCAATAACGCTATTGGCTACTTAGAGTCTGATACGGTTCAAGCTCGTGCCGATGCGATGAGCTACTATTTCCGTGACAAGTACGGTACTGAGGTAGAAGGTCGCAGCCAAGTTGTTACCGGTGAGGTTGCTGAAGCCGTAGATGGTGCATTACCTCAACTGATCCGTGTGTTTACATCATGCGAAGATGCAGTACGCTTTGAGCCTACTAAGGATGGTGAAGAACCACTAGCAGATCAAGCTAGTGACATGGCAAACTGGGTGTTCTATAAAGACAACGATGGTTTCTTAATCCTACACAACTGGTTCAAGGATGCATTGCTACAAAAAGTCGGTGTAGTTAAAGCCTACTGGGAAGAGAAGAAAGACACCATTAAAGAGAAGTACAAGGGCTTGTCTGATGACGAGCTTGCTATGATTATGCAGACCGGTGAGTGGGAGATCATCAAGCAAGAAACTGACATTGTAATCGGTGCAGATGGCTTTTCTTACAATATGCATAACATTACAATCCAAAAGATAAACGATGAGAGTCGTATCGCCATTGAGAACGTACCACCTGAAGAGTTCTTAATTAGCAAACGTGCTAAGACTATTGAGGACTCACCATTCACAGCTCACCGTAGAATGATTGCTCGTGGTGACTTAATTGCTATGGGCTACGAAAAGTCTATAGTTGACACTATCCCAGCAAATGACCGTTTAGAGTACGCACCAGAGCGCCTAGCTCGTTTTGGTCGTGATGAGTTGCCAGACTATACACAGTCCAGCGACCTATCAATGGAAGAGGTAGAGATATTTGAGTGCTACATCAAGGTAGACACAAACGATAACGGCTTGCTAGAACTACGCAGGGTTATCCTTGGCGGTGAAACAATCCTATCTAATGAAGAGTGCGACTATGTACCATTCCACTCTGTATGCCCGATTCCAATCCCACACAAATTCTTTGGTCAGTCACTAGCAGACCGTACAATGGACTTGCAACTAACCAAGTCTACTATCTTGCGTCAAATGCTAGACAACTTGTACCTAACAAACAATGCTAGGGTTACAGCCGTAGAGGGTCAAGTAAACTTAGATGACTTGCTAACGTCTACTGCCGGTGGTGTTATCCGTGTTAAGAATGCTCAAGCAGTAAATCAATTAAACGTACAAAACACAGCCGGTCAATCATTCCCGATGATGGAGTACCTAGACGGTGTACAGGCTAAACGTACCGGTGTTAGCGATATGCAGCAAGGTCTTGATGCTAACGTGCTTCAGAACACTACAGCAACAGCCGTGGCAGCCATGATGCAACAGTCAGCAGGTAAGCTAGAGCTAATGGCTCGTATCTTTGCTGAAACAGGTGTAAAATCACTATTCCGTGGCATCTTGCACTTACTATGCAAATACCAAAACCAAGCTAAGACAATTCGTATGCGTGGCAAATGGGTATCTTATGATCCACGTGAATGGTCTAACCTATACGATGTATCAATCAACGTAGGCTTGGGTAACGGTAACCGCCAAGAACAGATTGCTATGCTGCAAATGATTATGGCTAAACAGGAAGAAATCATTGGCAAGTACGGTGCTAACAACCCATTGGTTACTGTAACGCAATACCGCAGCACTCTTGGTCGTATGATTGAGATGGCTGGCTTTAAAGACACGACTTCATTCATTAACGAGATTACACCGGAAACAGAACAACAAATACTGCAACAGGCAAGCCAAGCACCGGCTGATCCAACGTCTGAGGCAGCACAGTTATATGCCAAGGTAGAAGAGCAGAAGGCGCAACTATCAGCACAAACAGCACAGGCTAAGTTACAACTAGACCGTGAGCAGATGCAGGTAGATAACGCTCGTAAAGAGCTAGAGATGCAACAACAGCAAATGAAAATGGAAGGTGACTACCGTATCAAGGAAGCCGAGTTGCAATTGAAACAGATGGAGCTTGAGATTAAGACACAGGCTTCCGATGGCAAATTACAGACAGAGCAGCTTAACGCTATTATGTCAGCCATTACTAGCTTGAATGAAATGGTAAAAGGTGGTATAAAGGCAGAGTCACAAGATGTAGTAGGTTATGAAGATTAATTTACTAGATATAGTGTATAAAGGATAGATTATGGGAATGGGCGCACAAGGTCAACAAGGTACTCAAGTA